GAACAGACCGACTCGCTGAAGACCGCCGTCGACGGGCCGATCATGACCGCGAACGAAGCGCGCGCGCGGTTGAACCTGCCGCGCCTCGACGACCCGCGCGCCGATCGCTTGAACGAACCGCGCGGCGGGCCGGCGTTCAAGCTGTCACCGAATCAAGCGCCAAAGGATGGCGCGGTCGCGGTGATCGTGCGGCGGCACTGGCAGCGGCAGGCCTCCCGGTTGGCGCGCATTGCCGGCGATGACCGCGCCGAGGCGCTGAACCACCGACGCTGCACGCAGGAACTCGCGGCCGATCTCACCGCCGTGCTCGGGCGCGATGAGGCGCTGACCTACGCGGCGCGCGTCACCGACGACACCTACACGTTGTTACTCGAACGGCGCGAGGCCTTCGCCGGCGATCGCGACGTTCGTCCTGTGGAGTACAGCTATGCCAACGCGGCGTAACCTCGCGCGGTACGAACACCTGATCGGCTTCGCGCTGGAGCATCCGTGGGCGGTCACTCCGGCGATGCGCTCGATTGTCGCCGGCATTCTCGCGCGTCGCATTGCTGGCGCGGACGACGACGAAGACGCGATCGCGACCGCCATCCAAGCGCGCGACATGCGGACCTATCCGGTCAACAGCGGCGGCGTCGTCGCCGTGATTCCGATCTTCGGTGTCATCGCGCCGCGCATGAACTTGCTGTCCGACATCTCGGGCGGCACATCCTTCGAGACGCTGAGTAAGCAGCTGGCCGCGGCGGTCGCCGATCCGAACGTCAAGACGATTCTGTTTGACGTGGATAGCCCTGGCGGCAACGTCGCCGGCGCAACCGAGTTCGCGCGCGAGGTCCTGAAGGCGCGGACGCAGAAGCGCATCGTGGCGCATGCGAACTACCTGATGGCGTCGGCCGCGTACTGGCCGATGGCGGGCGCCTCCGAAATCGTCGCGTCGCCGTCCGCGATGGTCGGCTCGATTGGCGTCTACGCGCTGCACGATGACATCAGCGAGGCGCTCGGACAGCTGGGCATCAAGCGGGAAATTTTCACCGCTGGCCGGTACAAGGGCGAAGGCGCCGACGGCGGTCCGCTCACGCCCGAGGCTCGCGCCCACGTGCAGAGTTTGATCGACGGCGCCTACGGCCGGTTCACCGGTGATGTCGCGAAAGGGCGCGGTGTCCCGCCGGCCGACGTGCGTAAAGGATTCGGGGAAGGTCGCGCCGTCAGCGCCGATGACGCGTTGGCGTGCGGACTGATCGACAAGGTCGCGACCTTCGCCGACACGCTTGCTCGCTGTAGTTCGTCATCGACGGACCGCACGAGCCGGGCGTTGGAGTCGCCGCCCGTTGTCACGACCCAGGAGCCTTCACCGGCCACGGTCCAGGAACAACGCGCGGTGCTCGACGCGTCACTGTCCGCTTACGAGTTGCGATTGCTCGCACTCGACTCCGAGAGGGTCACGTCATGAACGTTGCACAGCTGGAATCCGATCTGCGCGCCGCCAAGCAGAAGATTCGCGATCTGGTCAGCACGACTACCAAAGCCTGTCAGGAACACGTCGTCAAAGCGGCCACGGCGAACGAGCCGGCCGTGCTCGGGCGGTTGATGACCACCGAGGAACGGGCGGCGCTCGATGCCGCGTGCGCGGAGGCCGAAGGGATCAACACCAAGATCCTGAAGGCGCAGGGTGACGCGGACTTCCTGGCGCGGCTCGACAAGATCGCCGGCGGCGCCGCGACGCGCGCGGTCGCCACCGATCCGGCGCCGCGCCCGACCGGTCCGATGCGATCCGCCGGCAACCTGTTCGCCGCCGAGGCCGCCGAATTTTTCAAGAAGGGCGGTCATCGGGCGTCCGGCACCTGGCGCTCGCCGATGGTCGAGGTCCCGTACGCGTCGATGTTCGCGACGACGCTGACGGAAGATCCGGCGTCCGGCGGCAAGCTCGTGGTGCCGCAGTACTTCCCGACGATTCAACAGCTGATGTTCAAGCGGTTGGTCGTCGCCGACCTGATGGCGTCGGGCACGACGGATAGCAACGCGATCATCTACATGGTGGAAACGTTGTTCACCAACGCGGCGGCGCCGGTGAGCGAGGGCGGCACCAAACCCGAAAGCGCGCTGGCGTTCGATCAGAAAACCGATGCGGTGTCGAAGATCGCGCACTGGATTCCGGCGACGGAAGAAATCCTTGAGGACGTGCCGGCGATGTCGTCGTACATCGACGCACGGCTGCGGCTCGGCGTGCAGCTCGCGGAGGAAGACCAGCTGCTCAACGGCAACGGCACACCGCCGAACCTCACGGGGATCATGAATCGCCCGGGCCTCGCGCCGGCGGTCGCACGCGATTCGGCCGGCACACCGCCCGAGACGAACATGGATGCCATCGCGCGGCAGATCGCGGCGATCGCGACGACCTCGTTCATCTACCCCGACGGCATCGTGATGAACCCGACGAACTGGTTCACGGTCCAGACCTCGAAGGATGCCAACGGGCAGTACTTCGGCGCCGGCCCGTTTGCCCCGATGCAGGCCGCCACGATGTGGGGTTTGCCGGTCGCGCCGACGCCGTCGATCGTGGCGAACACCGCGCTCGTCGGCGCATTCGGATCGATGTCGCAGGTCTTCCGCAAGGGCGGCATCCGCGTCGAGGCGTCGAACTCGCATCAGGACTTTTTCATCAAGAACCTGGTCGCGATTCGCGCCGAGGAACGGCTGGCGTTGGCGGTGTATCGACCGGCGAGTTTTGGCAAAGTCACCGGGCTCAACTGAGGCACCACGATGACGGAGCAAACGCAGCAGCAGCCCGAACCGGGCTGGAGCAACACGACCGACACCGTCGGCGAGGCGCTGGCGAGCGGACCGGATGCGCAGAGTGCGCCCGAACCGCCGCCAGGCTGGAGCAACAATCCACCGGGCGTTCCCTCGAACGTGCCCGAATCAGACTTCGTGTTCAAGCCACCGGGCTGGAGTAACAGCGGTCCGATCGCGACCGGTGCGACCGCCGGCACGCCCGGCACATGGACGCCGCCCGGCTCGCAGCCCGCGCAAAAGTTCACGGCGATGGATTCGGTCACCGCCATTCCGGCGACGGCATGGACAACGGGCCAGCACGTCGTGCTCGACGATGGCACGCTCGCCCATTGGGGCGGCAGCGCGTGGGTGTCTGGGAAGGCCTGATGCTCGATGTTCTACACGTACGAGTATCTGTTCGGCAGTGGGCGATCGTTTCCGTGGAAGCCGGACCCGGGTCCGTGTCCCGTTGACGACGCGCCGCACACGACGTGCACCAGCGCGGACTATCAGCCGCCGCTGATCATTCCGCAGCTGCCGATGAAGGATGCGATGACGGCGGCCGCCGCGCCGTCGTCACCGCAGCCGCCGCGAACCCCGTTGCCGGTGCGGATGCGCGTGAGGCGCCGACCGAAATGATGGAGTGGATCTGCGACGTGCCGATGCGTGGCCTGCATCCGGTGGCGGTGCTGCTCGAGCCGCCGCAGACGGAACCGTTGACGCTGCCGCAAGCGAAGCTGCGCGCGGGCTTGGACTGGGCCGACGGCGATCCACGCGACGACCTGATGAAGAGTTTCATCGCGGCCGCGCGCGCGAAACTGGAACGCGAGACCGAAGTCGCGTTTCTCACGCAGACGCGCGCCATTTACTACGACGCGGTGCCGGCCATCCTGCAGCTGCCGGTGCGGCCGCTGCAAAGCGCCACGGTCGCGGCGCTGCTCGTGGACGGCAGCGAATCGCCGATTAACACCAGCGGCTACACGGTGGACCTCGCCGGCGGCCGCATCGCGTTTGGCGACGTGACGGTGCCGGCCGACACGCGCGGCTTTCAACCGTGGGTGATCACGGTGGTCGCCGGCTATGAGGACGTGGCCGACATCCCGCCAGACCTGGCGCAGTTGCATGGCCTGTTGACCGCGCACTGGGCCACGCTCGGCCGCGACCTCGCGCGCATCGACCAAACCTACGACGTGCCGTACGGCTACGACGACCTGGTGCTGCCGTGGCGGCCGATGGTGTTGCCATGATCGGGCCGCGCACCGCGATCGGCGACAAGCCGCATTGGTTGCGGTTCAGCAGGCCGGGCCCGCCCATGCCCGATCCCGATGGCGGCGTCATCGACAGCGATGTGCCGTTGAACCCGGCCGGCTTGTTCGGGCGCATCGCGCCCGCGACGCAGGCCGACATGGAGCAGAACACCGCCGGCACGGTGATCGCGACCGCGACGCATCTGGTGACGATTCCCTTTCATCCGCAGATCACCACCGAGACGCGGGTGCAGTTCACCGACCTTCACCGAGCAGAGCACGAATTCAACGTGATCAGCATCTTGAACCCCGAGATGCGCGACACGGAGCTCGTGCTGGTCTGCGTCGAACAGGTGCCGTGATGGCGCAAGTCAATCGCAGTCACAACATTCAGTGGGGCGGCATGCAGGAGTTTCGCAAACTGCTGCACGAGATGCCGAGCCACCTCCGCGATCGTGCGGCCGAGATTGCCGATCACTACACGCAGGTCACGTACTCGCAGACCTTGCTCGCGTATCCGCTCGGCGACACCGGGAACCTGCGGCGCGGGCTGGTGGTCGAGGAGCGCATCACCAATGTCGGCGTGTTCAACGCCGTCGTCAGCAAATCGAAGCACGCGCACCTGTGGGAGTTCGGGACGGTGAACCGCAAAACCCAGGAAGGCTGGGATCGCGGCCGGGTGCGGCCGGCGCGTGACCTCGGACGCGAGGGATTGATTCCGATCGCGATTCGCAATCGGCGGGCGATGAACCACGCGTTCATGGACATGATGGTCGAGGAAGGCTTCGAACTGAGCGGAGTGCTCAGTGCCGCCTGACAGCAATGAGGTCAACCGCGCGCTGCTGGCGCGGCTGACCGGCGATGCAACGCTGAGCGGATTAGTGGGTGGGCAGATCTACATGAACACCGCCGCGCAGAACCTGACGAAGTTCGTGCTGGTGACACAGCGGGCGCACTCCGACGAGCCGATGCAGAACCGAACGGGCCACGAAATTTTCACGTTCATCGTGCAGGCGGTCTTTCAGGGCCAGACGCCAGGTGCAGCGGTGCAGGCGGCGCATCGCATCTTCGAACTGCTGCACCTGCAGGACCTGACGATCACCGGCTACACGTTGATGCTGATGAAACGAATCGAACACGTAAACTATCCCGACCGCGACGAATTCAGCAAGGACTGGCAACACCGAGGCGGCGTGTACGAACTCTGGGTGCAGCCGACCGCCGCGTAAACCGATTTCGAAACGGAGGACCGCATGGCAGCCAGTGATCGCGTACACGGAATGCGAGGCCAGGTGAAGATGGACAAGACGGGCGGCGCGACCGCCGTCGCCGTCGCCTCGCTCAGTTCGTGGAGCCTCTCGTTCAGCACCGACAAGGTGGACGTGACCGCGTTCGGGGATCCGAACAAGATCTACGTTCAGGGCCTGCCCGACGTGAAGGGCTCGGTCGGCGGCTTCTGGGACAAGACCGATCGCACGCTCTTTGAGGCGGCGCGCGGAACGACGGCCGCGCTGCTCGAACTGATTCCGAACACGCTGGACCCGACGTATCTGTTCACCGGCTTGGCGTGGCTTGACGCCTCGATTGAGGTCGCGGTCGACGGCGCGGTGACCGTGTCCGGCGAGTTCAGCGCGGCGGGCGCGTGGGACATGGAACCGGCGGTCGGGCCGTAACCACATGCGCGGCATCGCGGTGATGCGTGGCGTCGTCGCCGCCGTGAAGTGGTTTCCGCAGGGACGCATCATTCCGGGTGCGGGCGAGTACTTCAACGCGGCGGCGATCGATCGCTACACGGTGACGCGCAAGCAGGACAACACCTGGTCGGTGGTCGGGCGCATCGTCCTGTCCGACGCCTACAAGATGGCGCAGCGTCCGCTCACGTTCCACGCGCCGCACAAGACCGGCGAGTTTCGCTGGCCGATTACGTGGTTCGAGGTGACGAGCGCCGGACTGCTCCACGCGAAGCTCGGTGAACTCGATGATGGGGTGACTGATGGCCGATGAATTCGTAGAACCCGAAGTCGTGCGGCTGCCGCTCAGTGACGGCCGCTGGATCGACGTGAAGAAAGAACTGACGGCCGGCGAACACAACAAAGTGTTCGCGCGGATCGTCAAGCGCATGGGCACGGCGGGCGATGGCTCGGGCACCATCTCGACGGAACTCGACGCGGAAAAAGTCGGGTTCACCAAGCTGGAGCAATACATCGTCGGCTGGTCGTTCACCAACGGCGATGGGAAACCGGTGCCGCCCAGCCTCGCGGCGCTGATGAATCTGAAAGCCCACATCCGCCGCGAGGTGGCCGAGGCTGTCGACGCCCACGAGGAACGCGTCAACGCGGAGCTGGAGGCGCAGAAGAAGCAGGACCCTACTGGCGCGACCGCATCGTCAGCGACCTAGCGATCGCGCGCCGCATGGGATGGCGATACGAATGGGTGGGCGCGTTGCCGGTGCACGTCTACGAAGTGCTCGTCGAGGAGTTGAACAAGGAACCGCATGGCCGTTAAGGCAACGTTCGCGGCGGACTTCTCCAGCTTCACCAAAGCGGTGCGTGAGGCCGAGACCCACCTCGGCGAACTCGAGGTCGGCGCGAATCAGGTTCAGCGCCAGCTGACGCGCATCGGCGATTCGTTCGCGGGTAGCAAGCTCATTCAGGAAGCGACCCTCTCGGTCAAAGCCATCGAAGGGATCGGCGGCGCCACCAAGCTCACGGCCGACGAACAGAAAAAAGTCAACGCGCTGGTCACCGAGGCGATCGCGAAGTACTCGGCGCTCGGGCAAACCGCACCGCCGGAGATGCTGGCGCTCGCCGACGCGACCAAACAAACCGAATCGTCCTGGCAGAAGCTCGGGAGCATCGACATCGCCGGCGCCTTCAGCGATCCGCTCGGCACCGCGAAAGAAGCGATGTCCGCGTTCGGCGGCGAGATGGCGGTCACGATTGGCATCGCGGCCGGCGTCGCGACCGCGATCGGCGCCGTGGTCCTCGGGCTCGGCGCGCTCACTGTCGCCGCGGCCGAAGCCGACGCGGAACTCGATGACATGGCCGATGTCACCGGGTTGTCGGTGCCGGCGCTCTCACGCCTCTCCAATGCCGCGAAGGTGATCGGCGCGGACATGGGGCAGCTCACCGCCGGGCTGTTCGAATTTGAAAAGCGATTGGCTGACGCGAGTCCGGAGTTTGTCGCCGGGCTCCAGAAGATGGGGTACTCGCTCGAACAAGTCCGCGCGATGAAACCGGACGAGTACTACCCGCTGATCGCCGAGGGCCTGTCGAAGATCACGAACCAATCCGAGAAGGCCGCCACCGCGGCGAACATCTTCGGGAAGTCCGCGCGCGATCTGGTTCCCGTCGTCAACGATCTGCAGAAGGGCTTCGAAGCCACGGCCGACATGGACGTGGTGACCGCCGAGCAGGCCGAGGCGGCCGAGAATTTCCAGATTCAACTGAACACCATGATCGAACACGTCAAGGACCTGGGCTTGTCGATCGGCCGCGTGTTGGTGCCGGCGGCGAACCTGTTCCTGGGCGTGCTGAAGGACTACGTGATCCCGTTCGGGCAGTTCGTCGGCAATCTCACCGGGCTACCGCAGACGCTGCACTTGGTCGCCGAAGGTTTCCGATTCGCGACGGCCGCGTGGGACGTGTTCAACAAGAAGATGCCGGACACGTCGAAGATGGCGGAAACCGCCGAAGCCGGGCTGGAGAAAATGCGCGGCTCGGTGAACAAGTTGAAGCTCGATGTGCCGGATCTCGACAAGGCCCTGCGCACGGCGGCGCTCGCAGAAATCGACCTGAACGCAGCCGCGCAGGCGTCCATCAAATCGCACACCGACGCGGCGGCCGCGCAGAAGAAGCAGGCCGAGGAAGTCAAGAAAACCACCGACAAAGTGCGCGAACTCGAAGCGGGCTTCTTCGGGCTGACGACATCGGTCGGGCAAGCGGACACGCGCGAACAGGAATTCGTGAAGCGGTCGATTGCGATGCGTGCCGAACTCGACAAGGTCGAGCAAACCGCGCACATCGCGAACTTCGGCTTCAAGGGGATGGCCGACAGTCTGGAACAGGTCGGCGAGAAAGTGCGCGATCTCGGCCCGGACATCGCGCATCAATTCGTCGGCCCGATTCAGGAAGCGACGGTCGCGGCGAAAGGGTTTGGCCAGACGCTGAAAGAATCGCTCGGTAATCTCCCGAAGACCCTGATGGCCGCGTTTACCGGTGGCGGCGGCATCAGCGGCGCCTTGAACGCCTTCGGCGCGGAGCTCGGCGGCGCGCTCTTTGGACCGGATGGGACGTTCGCGAAAGCCACGGCGTCCGCGACCAAAGGGCTCACGAGCGTGTTCGGGAAGACCATCGGTGGTGCGCTCGGCGCCGCCATTCCGGGGATCGGCGCACTCATCGGGCCCGGGCTCCAGGCGCTCTGGGGCGGCATCAAGAAACTGTTCGGCGGTCCCTCCGAAGCCGAACTCGAAGGCCGCAAGACGGTGCAGGCATTCGAGCAGCAGCTGGCCGGGCTGATGACTGCGCAGCAACGCGCCGAGGCCGGCGGCCGCCAGTGGGCGGCGACCACGATCGCGGTACGCGATGCCTTTCTCGCGACCGGACGCAGCGCGGCCGAAGCCGAACAGGTGGTGCTGCGGTTGTGGGACACGAAGAACCCGGCCGCGTACAAGGGCGCGATCGAAGAAATCAACGCGGCGTTCAAACTCCAGAACGACGCGTATGCGGCGCTCGATGAAGCGGTGAAACGCTACGGGTTCTCGATCGAAGAACTCGGGCCGGCGATGCAGCGGCAGCAACTGGACCAGCAGGCGCAGCAGCTGTATTCCGATTGGCAGCTGCTCAACTCGGCCGGCATCGACACGGTCGCGATCGCGACGCGGATGTCGGATTCGGTTAACGAGTACATCCACAACGCGCTGAAGATGGGCGCCGAGGTCCCGGCGGCGATGAAGCCGATGCTGGACCAGATGGCGAAGCAGGGGCAGCTCACCGACCTGGCCGGCAACAAGATCGAGAACCTCGAGGACAGCGGCATCGACTTCTCGGTGACGATGACTGAAGGCTTCAAGATGATGGTCGAGTCGGTCGACAAGCTGACCAAGGTCATCGCGCAAAGCCTCAACGTTGCCATCGATGACACCGCCGCGGCGATCGCGAACATCCCGACTGACGTGACGGTCAACATCCACTACAACGATCCGGGGCTGCCCGTCCACGAAGTGCCCGTGGCCGAGGTGCCCGGCTTTCAGCACGGCACGCGCGGCCGCTTCCTGAACTTCGGCAAAGGCGCGCTCGCGATGCTGCATGGTCGCGAGGCCATCGTGCCCGAGGGCCAGTCGGCGGGGATGAGCGACGAACATCTCGCCGGCTTGCGGCAGGACATCACCGAGTTGAAGCAAGCACTGCTCGCCGAACAGCGACTCGCGCCGGAACGGTTGACGCTGGCGCTGCGCGGCGTCCTGGCGCTCGCGAGGTAGACCCGATGCCGGCGCCGACGATCAATCACCGCAAAGTCTCAGCACTCGCCGACGACCCGACGGCCGACATGTCGTCGGGCGAGTGGAACGATTCGCTCGTGATTCGCGGCGACGGAACCACCGGCCAGGTGTTACAGCGCGACACCTCCGCGCCCGACGGCTGGAGTCTGACGAGCACGATCACGCAGTCGAGCGGTGTGTTCTCGACCTCGATTGCCGTCGGTGCCGCACCGGCCACGGTGGGCGCGGTGCGTCTCTCGGCGAATACCGCCATCTA